CAAGCTGGCACTTGTTATCTCGCGCAGCTTATCGCAGTTGCCAATAAACTTGGTCATGTCTTCCGGAGAGTTTTCATTGCCGCCAGCCATAGAGCGGCTGAGCGTGTCCACAACAATAAACTTAACTTGTCCGTGCTTGCGAGACACCTCACGGCACAGCTTCTCCAGCACAACCATGTCCACGTCGCCATCAAGCAGGTTTACTGGCAAAGGTCTAACGGCAAGCTTAACGTCCTTGTGTTCAGGGTACTGTCGGCTGAGAGCCACAACCCGGTTGTGCATCCCCATGCCGCCTTCTGTGGCGAGATACAAAACTGAACCGCCAATGACTTTATGGCCGTTCCATTCCTGCCCGGCAGCAATATGCCAAGCCATGTCTAAAGCAAAGAATGACTTGCCCACGTTGGACGGGCCATAGATCACTGACATTTGCCCGTCGCCCAACCAGCCCTTAACAAGGTAGTTGCGGCTGAGTTGCGGTATTGCCTCACCCGGCATGAAGATTTGGTCCATCACGCTCTGCACTGTCAGCGCCTTGCGTGTTGCATCTGGGCCTTGGTTGACCCACATGTCGGAATAGTCCCAGCCATCATTCTCAGGCATGATGTACTCAACGCCCAACTCAGAGAATGCGCGCTCACACTCTTTGCGGCCAGCGTCGTCATTATCCCCGGCAATAACAAATTCTGTGTCGGGCTTAGCTTGTTGCAGGTTGTCTACAACTGCCAAGATATTGCCAGCGTTCAGTGCGAAGACGCAGGGCTTCCCTGTGGCTTCATGCACTGTGGCAGCGGTTGCCCAGCCCTCTGCGATATATGCAAAATCACGAATAGGCCCACCAATCACACTAAAGTTACCGATCACCGGGAGCTGGTAGGAGAATTTCTTCTTGCCATCTGCGTCGATAAACTGCGCGCCAACGCGCTTGCCCTTCACGTCAATGATTGGGATTGATAGAGTGTCGCCGTCAATCTTGGCGTTGTGAAGCTTCAGGCGCTTCTTTTCGAGATACGGGTGACTACTCATAGCGTCACGCTCAGGCCATTCAACATCTCGTCTCACCTCCACTGTCGGCGTGTGTCCCGGCTGTGGCCAGAGTGACATATCGCGCAGCCTATCCTTGATTGATTTATAATCGTTGCACTTGCGGCAATTGACCATAACTTCGCCTTGAAATTCTTTAATCCAAAATCTGTCTGTGCCTGAACAAGATGGGCATGGGCCATGAAACTCGCCCTGCGCTGTTTTCTTCAGCTCAAGATTGCTAATAATTGTTTGACCAAATTCGCTCCAACGTGCGTTTGGAAACTTGCTCTGTGTTAAGACTTTCATTATATGTTTCCTTACTAACTGCCTAGTGGCTCCAGATTTATGCCCCGGTGTTAACTGAACCCGCCGGGGCATAAGTTCTTAGACTTGACACCGTGTCGTGTCTAAAAAGGAATTTCGTCCTCAAAAGCAGCATTGGACAAAGCAGCCGGGGCAGATGTAGCCATAGCAAACGGATCGTCAACCTCCGGCTTAGACAGTGTTGTGGCGCTTGCGGTAAAACCACCCGACACGGCAGTAAACGGATCATCCTGACCCTGCATCTCTGCAAGCTCAAGCACCTGAACCGCGCGTAACCTAAGTGACACGCCGTTAATGCTGCCAGTGTTGTATGGGACAACAACCACGGCAACGTTGCACTTGCTGCCAGTTGTTAGCATGAAGTCGTCGGCCAGTTTATTGCGCGCCGCGTCAACCTGCTTCGGTGGCTGTGTCTTGTCTCCGCCGTAAGCACCCTTTAGCTTACACTTGCCTACGACTTCGCCATCGTCGTTGCGCTTGTATGGAAGCATTGCTGGCTTGTCCGGCCATTTGCGTTTTACGTCAAGCGCGGACGCATTCTTGTAAGCTTCCATGCACAGGTTGTGCAATTCCTTTGCCTTGTCATCTGACATTACAAAAGACATTTCGTATGCCGCACCATCATCCAACGGATCACATTTTACGCTCTTATTGTCGTAAGTGTCAAATTTGTACGTTGAATTAAGTCGAGGGTAACGGGCAGTCACGTCTGTTATCATATGTTGCATTATGCAATTCCTTCTGATTTGTGCAGCACCCCTGCACTGGGATTAGTTAAAACGCGGTTTCACTGTCCATCCAAGCTGGCAGATGTATCGTGCCAAGGTCGGGCCAGTTAGTGCCGTATTCGTCATTGTCTTGAGCCTGCTTAATGTCTACCAGCGTTGCCATCATGCGATTGTGGGCGTGGCGCAGGTACATCTCAGATAGCTCGTAGCAAGCTGTAACGTGAGGGCTGTCTTTTTCCACACAGACGAATATAAAGTTATCCACCCGCACTTTGTTAAGCTTCAAAACGTGCATGTAAAACGCGGCTTGAATGTCATACCCAAACGTCCGAACAGCGCGGTCAAAGCCACGCGGCGATGCGTCCTGACATGTCTTGACGTCCAGCACGATGCCAGCCTCCCGCAAAAGACCATCTGGACGAGTTTTCAACTCAATGTCAATGTCGGGGTCTGTGGCGAAGAACGAAGCTTCTGCCAGCAAATCAGGATTGGTGAGGAGGTGGTTTGCCATGTTGTTGTTCATACAGGCGTCAGTCATGCTGTTGGCTAAATCGTAATCAGCCTCAGTAAGCAAAATCTTGCCTAGTGTGTCAGCTTCATCTTTAAGCTCAGTCCAAGCCTTGCCGCGCCGTGTCTCAGGGCCGCGAATGACAAGCTGCTTCTCTGGCTCAAGCAGCATGGCGTGGACGGCGCTGCCCAAATCAAAGGCATGGCTTTCCTTGCGGACTTGGCCCTTCCAATGCGCCAAGCTCTTGCTGGCGACTGTCTTAACAGATGAAGAGCCAAGCGCAGGATGCGCGTGATACTCTTCATTGGACATGTCTTCAGATTTAATTATTGTCATTTGCTTTCCTTCTTTTTTTAGCTGCCGCTGCCATTTTCTTGTATTTAGCTCTGTATTTTTTACTGCAATCTAATAGAGCGCCTGAAGCATCACCGCAAATATCGCCAAGAATATCCATGTGGTAAACGTCATCACCAACAAGGCCCTCTTCAAGAATTAAGCAAGCCTCCACGCTATTCTCGTTTACTACCACCAAGCCAACAATCTTTAGGTGTCGCGGCAATTCGCAATCGCCAAACTCAATCACCTCTTCAAGGTCAACCTTTGCTTCCCAATCGTATTTCATTTCTTCCTCCAAACTACACTAACTTGATCGCATATATAAATCATATGGGCAAGCATTAATTTCAAGCCACCTCAATAAAGTTATCGGCTTTTTCAGCCCACAGGATAAACGTGAATTGCTTATCATTGGCTGAGCCATAAACTTCAGCCTTGGCAATCTTGCCAGCGGTAAACAAACGCATTGCGCTATTTCCTACGGCCTTTTCACCAAGCCCGGCTTGCTGGGCAAGCTCCTGAGTGGAATAGTACCCACCAAATTGGATCAGCTTTAAAATCTCACTGTCAACTTGAGAGCGCGTCAAATCATCATCTCCATCGTAAAACTCATTTAAATGTTCGGCGTCACGAACCGCCACAACTTGATTAATAGGCACATCTTTTCCGCTATATAAACGCACAGCCTGCCACGGCGTGCCGCGAGCTGACTTGTCGGCAAAATTCGGAACCAACATAGCTTTAATCTTATCGCCCGGCTTCAGAGTGTAACCCTCCGCTACATGGATCGGGATAAAAACCTGCTCGTTGCTTATCGTATCGCAGGCAAAGCAAAATCCGTGAGGATGCGAGTTCGTGATAATAATAGTGTTTTCCATTGTCTCTTCCTTGTTTAAAATTTCAAACCGGACATACGCCCGGCGTACCAAAGACGCTCCAGCGAGTTTAGCTCGTCTTGGTCCATGGCCATGCACGGGCCATAGCCTAAGTCCACTTCTTTAGCCTTATCCATGAACAAAGCATGAGAGGCGTAACCAACGACATTCATTTTGTTCAGCTCAATCTGACAGACCAGCACAGCGCAGTCTGCTTTGAACGACTGCTTGTCCTTAAACAAAAGCCTGCCATTTTTATGGAACGTGGCCTTAACGTCAATCGAAATATCGTCCAGCCAAATGTCGCGCCCATCGTCAACGCCAACCGCGTGCTGGTGTTCCAAATTAAACACCCTAGACACGGCCAACTCTGCCTTAACGCCCAGCAAATCTAAATCTTGCTGGCTCTTAACCTGATCGCGGCGCTGATTAACAATGCCAGAGGCTCTAGCAAGCTGCCAACGCATAGCCGCAGCCTGATTGCATTGCGACATCTCCTTGGGTGATAATTGGACTAGCATTTACTTCTCCTTTAATGTTAGGTGCGCCGGGGCCAATACCCCTATAAAACCCCGGCGCGTATTAGTCTGAGCATTCTCCGCGCAAGCTACTGCGCAGGGCCATACATGCTGACTAAAAATGTCGGCTTATGCTCAAACCAATTCACTTGTCGCTCTTATCGGCGACTTTAGTTAAAAAACGATTTGCGTCATTAATCGCGCCTGCCATACCGGCAAGCTTTTCAATCTTTTCATTTTGGATAAATTCATCATCCGCATCCTCCATAGCCTGCAAAACAGAATTTAAAATGCGCTCACGCTGTTCGTGGGTATCGACAAAACCATCCAGCAAAACGCAAATTGTTGAAGCCAACTGAATGTCTGTCATGTTGTCGGGAAGGTCCATCATGAATGTGTGGACGGTATCGGCTAGCTTGCCATTTAGTTTACGGCTCATAACTCTACCCCCTGCTCCTCACGCTCAAGCGCAATATTAATAATGGATCGGTGAATGCCCGTGTCACCTTCAAGGTCTAAGCCCTCACGCATCAAGGCATTGTGAACCCTACGGCGCGCAGCAATTGACGCTTTGCACAGCCTAGCCTTCTGAGGATGCTTCTGGCTCCAAAAATAAGCCACGCCGATATAATTGTCTGAGCCTACAAAATCGCGGTCAATCTCGCTAATTTTGCACAGGG